GAAGAGACTCAACCTCTTGGTGGGCAACAAGGAGCTATGGGAAGCCTTGCAGGAGTACCTGTTACACCTCAAGAACTTGGACCTACAGGCACTGGTGGTGGCAACATCGGAATCGGAAATGTTCCGGTTGCAGGGGAAACTACGTTCTCTGGTACACCTAGAGCAGTTGCCGGGGAAGGTTAAAGAGGCTCTTACTAGAAAGGAAGAAGAACAATGAGTTTATTAACAAAAGATACTATCGAAGGATTAAATACAAATCCTTACACATTATTAAATGGATTAGAAGCTGCTGCTGAAGAAAAAAATAGACAGTTTGAAGAAGCTAGAAAAAATAATAATGAACGTTTACAAGAAAAATTAAATGCAGAAATTAATGAAATTGATGAAAGGATAGTTGAAATTAAAACTGAACTTGGTGAAGAAAAATACCAAGAAGATAGACGAAGAAACTTTCCAGTTGGTCCTCAAAAGAAACGTAAAATGTATGCTAAAGGTTCATTACTTGAAGACGATATGGCAATGATAGAAGAAGAAGAAATGCCAACACACACAATGCCGGATGGAACTGTTATGCCCGGTGCTACTCACGAAGAAGGTGAGATGTCTATGGAAGAACCAGAAATGGAAATGGAATCCGAAACTCCTATGGAGTCTGATTCTGAAATGGAAGATAACTATTTAGATTTTATAATTAATGAGGCATTAACTGAAGAAGAAGAAGATATGTTAATGTCTAAGTTAGAACAAGATGAAGAACTTTCTATGCTATTTGATAAAGTTATAGAAGTCGCATCGGAATTTGCTGGTTCTGGACCTGTTGAAGGACCCGGAACTGGAGTCTCTGATAGCATACCCGCAAGGTTATCTGACGGAGAATTTGTCTTTACTGCTAAAGCTGTAGAAGAAATCGGAGCTGACAACTTAATGGCGATGATGAAAGATGCAGAAATGAAAGCAGATGAAAGACAAGGAATGGCTGTAGGTGGAAATATTCTTTATGGCAGACAGGATGAAGAAAACAGGAATGTTCAATCTGGTATTATGCCAGAAAAACAATTGGATACTTCTGCTAAAGTCCAAGAAGAAATGCTAAGAAGAAGCTATAACATCTAAAGCTAAAAAGGCGATAAGGCTACCCAAGACGTCATAGGCACCTTATCATATTATAAACCGAAAGGCTACCTTTACAAGACAAGCCCTGCACAGTCGACACACGCAGCTACCTTGTTAAACGAAGCCCCCGTAGGAGAAAAAGAATATGACTACTGAAGTACAACAAGAGGAAAATGCCAATCCTTACAACCAAAATAAATCATGGCATACAGACGTTGAAGAAAACTTTGACACAGCAGACGGAATGTATTTTAGCAAACCAAATGCAAGACCAAAGAAAGAAGCAACCGATGAAGAACCTGTAGAACAGGAAGTTTCTAGGGATGAACCTTACAAACGACCCGACTACAAGAAACGTTACGATGACTTGAAAAAGCATTATGACTCTAAGCTAAACGAGTTTAAAGCTAGAGAACAAGAGCTACTAGATGAAGCTACTAGAAATAGACCAGCTTATAAAGCTCCTAAGTCTGCTGAAGAACTTGAACAATTTAGACGAGAGTATCCTGATGTTTACGAAGTTGTAGAAACTGTTTCTCACCTTCAAGCTGAAGAGAAATCTAGAGAGCTGAAAGAGAAACTTGAAAGACTTCAACAACGTGAGAAAGAGTTAATTCGTAAGGATGCTGAAAAGCGATTGATGGATAGACATCCTGATTTTGAAGATATTCGAAACAGTGACGACTTCCATAGCTGGGCAAAAGAACAGCCTAAGTCTATTCAGGAATGGATATACTCAAATGCTGATGATGCTGACCTAGCTGCAAGAGCTTTAGATTTATTTAAACGTGATATTGGTATGGACGTTGCACCTAAGAAGTCAAATTCTAAGCAGTCTAGAACTTCTGCTGCTGATATGGTCTCAACCAAAACAACTGCGGTTGAACCTAAACAGGATAAGATTTGGACTGAAAAGGAGATTGCGAGAATGTCAATGGACGAGTTTGACAAGTTTGAAAAAGAAATTAGTCAAGCTATGGTCGAAGGACGTATTCGCAAATAATTATTAACTTAAAACTTATATAGGAGAATGTATCATGGCTCAATATTTTGAACCAAGTCCCGATACCGGTGCTAACTTTGCAAACTCTGTAAGTGGACAAACTAATAGTTTCTTCCTACCTTCGATTTATTCTAAAAAGGTTTTAAACTTTTTTAGAAAGTCTTCGGTTGTAGAAGCTATTACTAACACCGACTATGCCGGTGAAATCTCAGCTTACGGAGACTCAGTTAAAATCATTAAAGAACCCGTTATTTCTGTGTACGATTACACAAGAGGTAGCGACACAACCTCAACTAAATTAACAGACCAAGAACTTACTTTGGTTGTTGACAGTGCAAAAGCTTTCAAATTCATCGTTGATGATATTGAAACTAAAATGTCACATGTGAACTTCAAAGAAGTAGCTTCTTCATCTGCTGCTTATGCATTAAAAGATTCTTTTGATGCTGCTGTTATCGCTAACATGTTTAGTGGTTTGTCAACATCTTCACCTGACCATACATTAGGTGCTGATAGTGCAACTGCTTTAGCTGCTGGTGTATACGATGGAGCTGGTTCTGTTGACTTAGGTGTTTCTGGTGAAACTGACCCACTAGACCTTATGGCTAGAATGGCTAGACTTTTAGACGAGCAAAACGTTCCTGAAGAAGGAAGATGGTTTGTTGCTGGTCCAGATTTCTATGAGCAACTTTCTCAGTCTGGTTCTAAACTATTGTCTGTAGACTACAACGCTGGTCAAGGCTCTATTAGAAACGGTCTAGTATCAAGTGGAAAACTTAGAGGTTTCAGCATGTACAAATCAAATAACATTGCTGCTACAACTAATGCTACTGGTAAATGTCTAGCAGGACACATATCATCTACTGCTACTGCTCAAACTATCATCTCAACTGAAGTCCTTAGAGACCCAAGTTCTTTCGGTGATATCGTTAGAGGATTGCATGTATATGGTTCTAAAGTCCTTAGACCTGAAGCCCTAGTAGGTGCTTTCTACTTAATCGACTAATTGTTGATAACACGGGGGGTCTTCGGACCCTCCACTTTTTAAAAGGAATAAATAATGGGTATATTTAAAACAATTGCAAAAAAAGTTTATCAAGCTAAAACAGCTCCGCTACAAGCAGCTAATGCAATAGGTAAAGCAGTAGCTCCCGGTAGTAAAGTTTCAAACGCTTTAGATAGTGTTGCCAATCCTAAAATCTTAAAAAATAAAGGCGGTAAAGTATCTAGATACGGTATGCAAAAAGGTGGCATGGTAAACGCAATGCCAAAAGCTAAAGCTAACTAAGAGATTTTTAAATGGCTACAACATACCTTGACATAACTAACGAAGTTCTAAGAGAACTAAACGAATTACCACTAACCTCTGCAAACTTTGCAAGTGCTATAGGTCTTCAGCAGTTTGTCAAGGATGCTATTAACAAATCAATATTTGATATAGCCAACGAAGAACCACAACTACCTTTTCTTTCAGCAGGTCTTAGTGGTGCTACTGACCCGTTCTATGGTAACGTAACAGTAGCTACAACAGCAGGTACAAGATGGTATCTACTAAAAGCTGGAAGCTCAAGTCTAGCAGACGATTATGGTTCTGTAGACTGGGATGATTTTTATCTTACCACAATCAATGTTAGTGGTGAAACAGCACCGTATGTCTCTAAAGGTTTAAAGTTTATAAACTTAGAAGATTGGAAAAGATATTACAGAGACAGTGAAAACGAAGACGATGCAAATGGACAGGCTTATGGTGAGCCAGTAAGAGTTATTAAATCACCTGATTCAAGGAAGTTTGGCTTAAGTCCAATTCCTGACAAAGAATACAACGTACACTTTTATGCATTTAATAAGCCTACGAAGCTTACAGCATACAGTGATACGATAGTGTTCCCCGAACAATACAGTAACGTCATTACTTCACGTGCACGTTACTACGTGTGGCAGTTTAAAGAAAGCCCACAACAAGCTGCATTTGCTCTTGAGGACCATAAGAAAGCAATGAGACATATGAAGTCCAATCTTATGAATCCAACTCCAAGAGTCATGACAGACGATAGAAGATACTTTTAAGGATTTATGGCAAGGTCACAACCGTACACAGTCGCATGTGCCGGAGGCTTAGTAAAGTCTGCTAACTCAATAGACTTACTTAGAACTCCCGGAGTTGCTAGAGAACTTCGTAACTTTGAAGTCTCTATAGAAGGTGGATACAGACGTATCAACGGTTTTACTAAGTTTGGTGGAGCCAGTGCAACACGACCAACTGGAAGTGCTAGTACTATTAACGGTGTTATACCTTATGCAGATGGTGTTATAGCTGTAGCAGGTAATGCTATTTACTTTAGTCAAGATGGAATTACATGGTTACAAGTAAATAGAATTTCTTCTGTAGGTGGTGATAATTATACAGCCTTTACAGGTCAAGCAATTGCTACCAGAACTGGACAAGGACAAGCTCAGTTTGCTTTGTTTGAAAGTGCTGGAATGGATTACGGTGAAATAATGATAGCCGATGAATCCGAAGACATCTTTTCATTTAGAATGGAAGGAACAGGAGCTTTAAACACTAGAACATTTTATGCAAAAGAAATAGCCCCTAACGGAGCCAATGCAACAGTAAAGTATATTACTT